CGGTTAATTTTAATTAATGTCGCGTCGTGAGACGCACTTTCCCATAGCAGGAGGCCGATAATGGCTAACGAAATTTTACAAAAAATCGACGATCAGCCAAAGCTTCCAGAATTTCAAGACGTGCAGTGTCTTTTTCTTTCTGGTCACGCAACTCTTTTAACAGCTTCATGGACTCATCAATCTTCAGATTCCATTTGTCTGCCTGGATGTCCAGCTCTTTAGCGCGAGCTTCTGCGCCTTTTTCTAGCTTCTCGATTCGTTCGTCATTTGCTTTACGCATTTGAGTGACTGCATTACCGAACTCGTCGATTTTTTGTAAAATTTCGTTAGCCATTATCGGCCTCCTGCTATGGGAAAGTGCGTCTCACGACGCGACATTAATTAAAATTAACCGAAGATTTTATTAAAGTGCTTCTCAAGATCGTAAATGAGATTAGCCTCTCTAAAATTATCTATTCCGGCGTTGACTTCGATCTCGTCCGGCGTCACACCAGCGTAATCTTTTTGCTGTTCATTCTTTTCCTTGTGCTCTTCAAGCGTCTCACCTGTGGCTTCTGGCGTCTCACCAGTTGCAGCCCTGAACATATTGGAAACAAATAAACGTGCGTTATTTTTACTGATTCCTTCCTCTCGGAAGAATTGCTCGCATTTTCGTTTGAACTCTGCAAGCTCCGGCACATACTCTCCCGCCTCGGATAACCGAGTTTTTGCGTGAGTCACATCTGCCAGTGGATTCATTGCGATTGATACTATCGATGTTTCGTATAGTTCAACGTCTTTCAAAAGTCGTATTCCTTCATCTGTGAAATCCTGGTCCTTTGTGGCATATCCAATGGACAGGCCTCTTACCGCTTTCATCCCAAGAAGAGTGTGAACATCTCTACCTAACTGGGTATCTGCGAGAACCCCTTTAACGTAGAGACCCTTGGAGTCCTCTTCCATTTCCAGCCACTTTCCGGGTATTTGATCGGGTTTGTGCATCCAGAACATAAGAGGGAGAGTCTTTGTGAGTCTGTGCTCTGCGAGGGTTCTCTTAAAAGCCCCCGGCATCACTACGTCGCCACCGAAATCTACATTACCAAATACCGAACCGTAGCCCTCAAACTCACCCTTATTGAGTGTTTTGATTTCCAGGTTCTTGATTGTTAGCCGTTCTGTCATTGCCGTTGCCTTGTCGAGTTAATGGTTCCTCGCCTTCTTTGATGAGGTTTGCAGAGTAGTAATAATCGTCTCCGTCCTCGCGAGGGTTTTTCCCCTCAATCTCCCGCCATTGATTAGGTGTGATAACTCCGTTCTGGAGTTGGATTTGTAAACCTTGCTGTCTTTCTTCAAAAGTCGCTCTGAGTGTTGCATCCATATTAAAACGGATAACAACACCATTATTTCTGTCATTAACAGTCAGTAAATCGCGCTCCATCGCAGATTCAATCGTGCGGATATAAGGCATGATCACGTTAAGCGTGAAATCCTTGTCCTGCTGTTCTACGTTGTTGTAGTGCCCATTCTCTAGATTCCCGACAAGGTGAGGGGGGACACCCCACGCCCCGGCTATAACTGTCTGGTAAAACTTACGAGTCTCTAAAAACTGGGCTTTATCGTTCTCAATATTTGTCTTGTCCACTTCCATCCCCAATGGAAGCATCATGGCCTTATTTCTTTTGGTCCCCGAGAAAGAACTCTGGAAAGACTCCACAAACTTTTTCTCATCTTCAGGAGTCTTAAATCCCTTACTTCCCTGCATGTACTTAAATATGAGCAGAGGCATTGCACCGTTATTGAAAAAGGTAGACCCATACTCTTCACAGGCAATCTCGATGCCTATGGCTGTTTTAATATTCTCAACAGGGGACTCAGCATCAATAAAATTAGTGGCTGGACCACGTATGTAGTGAATTTTGCTGAATGGGTATGTCTGGCCCCCATAGTCAAAAGTCACAGACCCATCAAGACGGTTAAAATCCTGCTTGATAGTGACACCGTCTGGAACCAGTGGGTAAAGCTTCCTGATCGGTCCTGTCTGTCCCTGCCCTTTAATAGCAATATACTTACCGTGGCGAACTAATGTGGAGGCTAAATCCTGCCAATAATCCACAGAACTCTGGTATTCATTCGGGCTTCTTAACAGGTTTGCTACAGGGTGTTTCGGTATTCGCTTCTTAGTTTCTATCCCACCGCTCTCGCCTGTCTCGTATACATGGACAGGGGTGGCCGAAATACGCCGCGAGATGGCCGTTACAATAGCTTGAACCGTTGGAGCCCTTAAACAAGTCCTGGGTGTAACAGAGTTTGCGTACCCTGCTTGCTGGGCGATGAGCCTCTGTAAAACAGTTTCAAATTGAGCTGTCTTTTCTTCTTTCTGCCAAAACCATTTCATAGAGTAAAAAAGTTTCCAGTAACGTAAGCATCCTCGGGATCTTCTGGCATGGAACCACAAGCCATTGCCAGCGCTACCATCCCGTCGATGCGCCCTGAAGACTTTTGTTTGGTGAATTTCCTGCCGCCTGCAGGATCTGTTTGCACGCGAGCGTTAGCCGCGCACATGGTAAGAACCGGATGGTTCCCGTGACGTATTTTGGTTTCCAGTAAAAGGGACTCTAAATCTCTAAGGGCCGGGGACATCGATTGGTAACCCTGCCCGAAAGGAATAAACCGCGCTATTTCTTCCTCTGAGAACCCAGCTTTAACTAGCCAGGGAACTAAATGCTTCATTCCCCATCGGTCAAAGGCAATAGCCTTAACATTGCACCTGTCAAAGACTTCCCTTAACTGGAAAGCAATGTATTCATATTCAATGGACTTGCCGGGAGTTGTTTTTAATAACCCCTGCCTCGCCCATACATCATAAGGAACCCTGTCTTGTCTGGACTTATCTGCCAGCCCTTCCTTTGGCAACCAAAAAGTAGAGTGTATATCCCACGCTCCATCTCTCCAGTTACCAAGAATTAATGCCGTTAAGTCCTGAGTTGCCGATAAATCCAGGCCGCCATAAACATCAGCACCAGAATAATCTTCAGGCACTCCACCATTGTTCTGCCAAATCGTTTTAGAGACAAATGGGTCTTCAGCCTCGACACGCTGGTTAAGATAAAGATTTCTATAACTGGACTCACTGCTGGGCATCCTCTTTGCAGATTCAGCCTTATCTATGATTTCTTGCTTATTCTGGAAATCACCAAAAGCAGGGTTGGCTTGTCTCATTGCCTCTTCTGAAAACGCATCGATAGAATCGTCTGCAGTGTAGAGACTTACCTTTGTTTTTGGGTCATGACCAGCTAAAGCATCGTCAATAAGTATTGACAGTAAGTCACCATCTGTCGGTGCCTGCGTGCTAATAATTATTGATAATGGCTCTTCGTGTGCAGCCGAGGAAGTCTCCAGTGCCTCATATAAACTACTTACCGGACCTTTACACTGACCAAGCTCGTCATGCACAGTAAACACTGACGATAGACCGAAAGTCGTTGAGGCATCTGCAGCTAATGCCCTGTATATCGTTCCTCTCTCTGGGCAATACAGATGCTTTACAGAATCACGACAAACAACATATTGACTTAAATCAGGAGACATCCTTACTATCTTTGCAGCAAGCGAGTAAAGCAATGCCGCCTGATCTTTAGACTGCGCGGATGAATTTAACTGCGAGTTAATCCGGGACTCTGGCCCCACAAGATGTAACAGCAACAAAAATGCGCTAAATGCTGTTTTACCATTCTTCCTTCCGAAGCTAAGAATGACTCTCCGTGTTGGACTGGAATATATTTTCCTGACTTCTTTCTTTTGCCATTCTCTCAGCCAAACAGGTTTACCAACATCCTTACCGTCAGGAATTCGACAGTGCGCCTCGATCCATTTAATATTCCGTTCAGCGCGAACCGGACCCCAATCTAGTCTTCCCACAACTTACTGCCGCCTGATACCCGCTTGTTTGCTGTGGCTGCCGCCTTGGGGGTGTACCGACTTTGTTGGGTAAGTCTCATCTTGACCGCTAACTCTGCGATGATCTTGGTAGATTTTGCCCAAAGGTCGTGAGCTTCTTTGTAGCCATCGCTTAAACAGTGTATCTCTGCCATCTTCTGGTAGCATCGGTTGGCCTCGTCAGCCGCGATACAATAATTCCTCAGAAGAGGGAATGAGTCTGACTCAAACCATTCCGGTGGTTTTGTGCTCACCACGTCGCGCCATATCTTTTGGGCGTACTCTGATATATCATCAGGGGCTTGGGCTCTCTGCGGAATCGAAATAGCAGCAATACTCAGCGATTCAGCTGATGGCTTACTCATAAAGTGGCTCTTTTTTAAAAATCAGGATTTCTAGTAGAATTTCAGAAGTAGGCTGTATTCCCAGCCTTTAAAAACAGTACTTTAGCGATGGTGTTACGATTTAACAATTTGTG